ATCCGATTGTGTTTCTACTGCATTAAGGATAATAGAAGCCATTGCGCTATATGTCGATGAAGCTAACGCCGACCGTCTCAGTTCAATATTAACTGCACCCGCTGCTCGGGCTGTGCATTGACCGAACAACTCAGTTATAATACCATCCGTTGGAAAATAAATGCTGACCGATCCGGTTTCCGTGGTTTCGGCAGCAGACCAAACGGCTGTCATACCATACCAAACCGGATCATTAGCGGTCTCGTTTGCCCCAATCAAAGGCAAGGCAATTTCATGAGTTTTTGGCCCCGCATGTCGATTCGTATAAACCCACTTTAAGGGATAATTCACACCATCATAATAGCAACCGGCAGCATACCGTGTCGTTCCTGAAAACCAGCCCTGATAAGCGTCTGACCAGGTAGGTGCCACATCGCTCCATGTCGGTGTGAGGATCGCCGAGGCTCCTACCCCGCTAGGGACCATCGTTATGAAATTGATGACATCATTTGTAGGTGCACCGACAATTGCATCATTGCCCGTCCATTTGTAAATGCTTCCTACGGCCTCAATCCAGGAGCCCGATGCGATCTGCGGTACTGCTGCGGCATCGTAATTCGTCAGCGATAATGAAATCATGCCTTTACGGATGCCTTCAAACTGCTCCCATGCTGTCGCCCATGCTGCCCCCGCCGATGGGGTTACTACAACTGCTCCGCTCATAGTGCCTCCGTTAATGTTAGGCTTGCCCGCCACTGCCACGCAATAATATGGTTCAATTCAAACTTTGTAATATTGCAGTACAAGGAAGGGAGTGTCGTATCTGAGGGATTCGGGATGAACAGTATCGGCTTGACCTTCTTATTCGTTTCCCACATCGTCTCAAGATTCACCCTCTCGGCATCGGTGAGAATAGGCAGATCGAACTCATACTCCAGATACGTTATTCCCTCATCCCCGTATAGTTGCCCTGTGGGACTTCGCCGTATTGTCGAGGTGTCCACTGTTCTGCGTGTAAACCTTGCCTGCGCCCAGTTCGTCAAATCGAAATATGTCCCTAGGCCCAGCCGACCTATTTTAATATATGTGTCCGGGTTGGCGGCATCCTCTATCAGCCAGCGCCAGTATCGGAGGTCATCTGAAGTGAATGCCTTCCACATAACGCCAGCCGAATGAGTAAAGGATTCGTCGACTGTGGGGGGAGTCCAGGCATTGCCATCATCACCCTGTATCTTGATTGTCGTTGCGCCGCTTGTTATATTATGTCCGGCTATGAAAGCAATGTTTGCTGTGATTGCCGCAGGCGCTAAACCATCTATCTTGACCCATTCCGAGGCATCCCCTGTTGTCCTGTAGTGTTTTGTGAGCTGGTAGTCCCGGGCATTCTCTACTGGATAAGTAGCCTCCTCGCTATTCTCCGTCAGCGTGTATCCTGCTGTGTCGAATAAATTGTTATACAGGAATCTCATACGTTCACAATCGCCCCTTTATAGGTTAGGAACTGCTTAGTCCTCGAGGCATGGGTCATCCATTTACCAACTTTATAACCATCAAAATAAACATCGCCCATGATGGGTTGACCGTCGCTAATAGGACTTGCTCCGGGAGATGATAATGGCTCTGCCCTTACTCTCTCGCGTCCCCCTGGGTTATCACCGACTAAGATGAGCTCCGGACCATTCGTAATAAACTCACCACCCTGGGCTAGACTTTTAACCTGGGTAGCGGCAACAAAGGCCGCGAGTGCACCTGCAGCAGCCAGGGCCGCCTTGCCAAATTGCAGACTAAGGGTATAGAAAACTGCCATTCGTGCGAGATATTCACCGAGTGCCCTTAGAAGATTTGACATCGTTGTTTTGATCATTGCTTCGATTTGATAGTTTAAGCCTCCCGTTGCCTCGGCGAATGCCTGGAGTGAGGGAACGACATATTGATTTGAAATATTCGCAGCTAGTTGCATAAGCTCGTTTTCTTTTTCCTGTTCTTTCTTGAGCTTTTCTTTTAAAGCCAAAAGATTAACAGTCTGCTCACTCAACAATCCAATCGCCTCTGAATATGTCCTAACGCTTCTTGTTCCCTCGTCTATAGCCTCATTCACATCAAGCTGATAATCATACATCTGCTGCTGTGCTGAGATATAGAACTGTGCATCAAGGCCCATCATCGCCATCTGATCACGCCAATAGATTATATGCTCGATTTGTTCCTCGATAGCAGCACTACCATCTTCCAAATCATCTGAATAGTCACCCAGGGTTCCAGATGATTCTTGAATAATAACATTAGCTGATTCCATCGCACGCATTAGAGCTTCTTGTTCTTCTGCCAGTTCGCGTTCCGCTCGTATCACATCCCAAGTTTTACGTTCATATTTTTCTGTATGCTCACGGGCTTGATCAACTGAACCTGCGATTTTATCATAGACTCCGCGAAGTTTTTCAGCTTCACCCTTTTTAAACAATTCAGTTATTTTTATAATTGCATCAAGATATAGCAGTAAGGGGGTTACAAGAATCTTGCCGATTTTCGCCCATACTTGTATAGCAATATCCCTAAGCCAGTACCAGATATCAACGAGCCACCCACTTCCTTTGTCCCAGTTCTTATACAATAGGATTGCGGCAGTTACCGCCCCAGCTATAGCAAGAGTTATCCACCCAACGGGCCCCATTGCTATTTGCATAGCTGCACCGATTCCTGATATTGCACCGATAAGCGCGGGAGCTATTGCAATCAACTTCCCGATGACAAACAGGAGCGGACCCATTGTAGCAGCTATACCAGCTATTATAACTATCATTTTTTTTGCTTGCGGGTTGAGGTCACGAAACCACATTACGAGTTTTGTCATTTTCTCAACCAGCTTCTTAAATGCCGGCAACACTGTCTCCATGATCTCACGGCCGAGTATTCCAAAATTATCTTTAAGCGTAGACCAGAGGCCGGAGAGCGTCTTGCTCTGCTTCTCAATCATCCCTGCAAATCGTCCCGCACCGGTTGTAAGATTCGTCAATGCCTGGTCTACCTGCTCAAATCCGATCTTCCCTCCACTAATCATCTCAAACATTTCCTGGGTAGTTACATCGTACATCTTGGCGAGCTCATCAAGTATCGGGACACCAGCCTCCATGAACATATTTAGTTCTTCAAGTGTAGCCTTACCCTTTGCCCGGAGCTTACCATATGCAAGGGTGAGCCTATCGAGTATAGCCTGGTTTCCCATAGCAGCATTACCGAGATTCGTCATTTTATCGACAATTTCATCGGCCCCAATACCGAATGCAATCAAGCGTTTACTACCCTCGAGAAGTCCCGGCATTTGAAACGGTGTCGTTGCTGCGAAATCCTCAATATCTTTTAGCAGAGTCTTTGCCCGTTGTGCACTCCCCAATAATGTCTCAAAAGCAACCGTCTGCTTCTCGAAACTGGCAGCATTCTTCAGCGCCACGACACCCATAGCAACAAGAGGTGCCGTAACGAATAACGACATTTTCTTGCCCACACTACTGAGGGATTTCCCTAATTCTGTTATTTTAGAAGAAGCACTCTTTATACCTGCGCCTGTTTTGTCTTTCGCGTTTATATCAATCTCAGCGCTTGTAAATACTTTTCCCATTATTTATCCTTATATTCCATATGAGCATTACTAATGTACTTTATTATTTGATAGTCAAGATAGTCATAATCTATCAATCCGCCCTCCTTGAATGGAATCCCTATATGTATCATTAGAAAATATGAATCTATCCAGAAATCCCACGCACTTGTTATAAAACACCGCCCCTTTGCCTGCACCCTTGCCGCTACTACTGATCGGATTTCTCCGATTTCTTCTCCGCTAAAGGGCGGTTAAAGTCCGATATTTCGGATACCAGATGATCAAGAAATTGGCTTTTATTCTCCTCAAGGAAATCTATAGTTGCAGAATCCCACTTTTCCATAGGGAAATCTTCATCCTGCACGATCCCATTGAGCAAGACTGTCTTTCTTGCATTCAGATATTCCTGTTCACCCTTGAATGTCCGCTCTCTCATACATGCTGTAATTTGGTACTGATCCTTTGCGGAGAGCCGTTTCATTCTCACAATTACCTTTTCCTCGGCCCCAGGAAAGAATGCTGAAATGTCAAGTTCCTTCGTCTCGTTTTGGAGAATGTCTTCAATAGTGTATTTCATGTTATGCGCTCCATTTCACATTTAATGCATCTCTGTGGGTGATCTTCAAAAAGTTGGTTGCATCATAATAGGCTTCGAAGTTTACCGTAAAGGGAACCCGCTCACGGCCAGTTATTACAGGGGGATCGCCCATGATGTGGGTTTTCGGGATCTCAATAGATAGGGTATAGTAATACCCTGCCTCGATCTGTTCTGCACTTGTGAAAATGAACTCAATTTTCTTTGATGTGTTATCAAGGTATGCATCACGGAGTGCATCACTCGTCGCTGTCCATTCACACACCATTGAACCGGTAAGAGTCCCACCCTGCTTGTTTAGGTGGTGCCGATAGGGTGTGCCATTTGCAACAAATCCCCCATCACCATCGAGCTCATTTCCATAGGTGAACTCAAAGCTATTCACATAATAGACCGGGGCATTGTCTATCTCTACCATTCCATGATGGAAGATGTACGGCTTCAATGTACTCGGCGAAATACCAGCAAAAGCCTGGTTGTCTGTTTCCTGCTTGCCGAGAACGTCAAAATCGGCAGTTAGGAATGATCCTTTCGCGGCTGATAATTTCATGTTGTTTACTGTCAGGCCGCAGTAATCACATACGTTCTCACCCTTATCGATCTCCATTGCGAAATGTCCAAGATCAACCCCATGTCCGGCAGGTGTAAAAATATGATCGTATGATAGACCGCCCGATCCTGGCGTTGTTACATTTGGTGCCACTGCCCAGCCCGTATCTCCATTGGTAGCATCTGCTACTGCTCCATTTGCGGCATTGGTTACAGTAACAACGGCTGCTGCGCTACCTGCGCCGAAATCAGCCTCGGCATTGATAGCCGCCGCCAGGGCCGTAGCGACCTTTGTCGGGGTATCCAAATCGGCTACTGGTGCTGCCACGATGATACCAGTCTTTCCTGCTATGGCGGGGTCTACCGAACCGAGATCGTCAATATCAAACCAAGCATAATATTCTGTACCTGGTGCATCGAGAGTGATATACTCCCCGCTCAAGCTACCCGCCACATCAGCCTCGCAGGTGATCTCTGTTACCTCGGCCTGGGTTCCAACAACCTGGTTCGCATTCCCCTCTACACCGAGTGCTAGAAAGAGAAGCAGCCCTATGTTGTCGGGATTCGCCACCATCGAAAAGGAACCCCCTACATCATGCTCCATATGATAGTGTGTGTGTATATTCCGAGACCCAAACACATAGGGAGCTGCAGCCTTATTTATGTTATCTTTCAGGCTTTCGCTGATGATTTCA